CTCTTAGATGTGAGTGCCTACCGCAAGTGTCACATTCACGGATTACTGAATTATCCATTATGCACCTGCCTTTATTTGGACGGCGTGACCTGAGCTGGTGTACAAGTATAATCTGCCTTGCCAACTGATTAACTTAGCCCCTATTTCTTTCGCATACCGTTTCACATCTATTATTTTCGTTTCCCGATTTAATGCAATATTCACTTACTTCTCCTTAATGTAATTACTGATGTAATTGTCAATTAAATTCAACTCTGTCATTTCGTCTCTAAGCATCTTCCTAACAGGGTGCATCTTAATCTGCGCTCGCTTTCGGTTCTTGGCTCGTATTATGTGGTGTTGCAAATCCGCTAGTGTCCGCATACCCAACCTCCTCTAGCATTAGCGGCTTGTTGTGTAGTCCCTAAGTTATGCCATCTAGCTTGTAGTGCAATTTTATACAAGGCTAATCTGTTTTTAACATAGTCCGTCCTGCCTAATTTCCAATCCAAGGCTTCCTGAATTGGGACTTGTTGTTTTGTTTGGTACGACCTAACGGAGCTATACCTGACCTTGTGTTCCTTACAGGCGGATTTGATATCGGAAAACCTAACCCCTTGGTATACGAAGGACTTTTCCATTATATATCCTCCCTAAATCTCATTGCTACAGGGTGGAACGGAACCCCATCGGGCGTTAGGTTAGCGTACTCAACAGTAATTAACTTACCGATATACCTACATTTATCTTTGAGTATTTTCTCCTTTTCACATATACCTCCTGGTGCTGGTACTCTGAAAGTGGTATCTTCGTTCCCACACTCAAGTATGCCCCACCCATCTTTAGAAGGAAGTACATCCAACACAACGAACTCGTCCTCCATAGCTCTCTTTATTTTCACCAGATACTTACTTCGTTTACCATAAGCATACCCCTCATTTCCCCAGCGGAGGATAGAACCCTCATATCCTTGTTTACGGCTCTTTAAAAAGTGTTCTTTTACTTGCTCCTCAGAGCTTACCCCTTGTGTATCCACGGCGAACACAGTAGAAGAGGACTGGGTAATCTCTTCTAACAAAGCAAATCGTTCTTTGAAAGGGAGAGGAGAAACAAGGTCATATGCGTGGTAGAGTAAGTTTATGGTGGCTTCCTGCTCTCTCTTTATCCAAGAGGTAATTGTCTGTAGTGGGGTTCCGTGGGAATACAGCTCCCCATCAAGGGTCATACCCTCAGAGAGATCAAGAGACTTAACTATGTGACTAATAGAGGACAATATCTTCCCATTTCTAGAGTAAGCAAACACCTTCCCCTTTTGTTTCGTTATCAAACACCTATGCCCGTCATACTTATGTTGGACGAAAGCATCTTGGTAGTTGACATTTTTCACTTTAAGAAGGGGCTGCGCCAACACAGGTTTGTATAAACCCATAGCGTTGGTTCCTCTCTTCTCTCGGGCTTCCAGCTCACTAGTCTTGTAGCCTTTATCCTTTTGCTTATTAACCCGAGAGTCGTATTGTGAACGGATTTGACCTCTTAAAGAACGACCACCAAGACCAAGAAGGATGGTCTCTCGTTTAACCTGCATAGCTCCTCCTTTTAGCCCGTAGGTTATTGTGAACCCTTCAGAATCGGATTCTATAACCCACACCCTTAGATTCCCTCTAGCATCTACTTGGTATAACTCAGTCATTTTTCATCTCCCAGATTCTGGATTGTTTAATATCTTCTTCAGCAGCACCCTGCTCATACTCCTCTATTAACTTCTCTAAGTAGTGCATAGCTTTGGCTAAATCCTCGGCTCCATTCTTATCTTTGTATCTAGAGACATACTTGATTATGTTCCCTTCTAGATACCCAATACCATTACGGTGGACGAAGTCCCAGACATCAATTGCTTTTTTATAGTGCTCTCCACCAATCTGCTTCTTATTTGCTGTGCTCATTTTAGATCCTCTATAGTCTCTCGTGTTGCTTTGTTTAAGTATGGTAAACTGCCAACATATTCTAACCACTTGTCTCGAATAGGGATGGCTTCTCTGTCTCCTGCCATCACTCGGCAAGTAGTAAAGTAGATACCACTTATGATATCTGCATACTTAACGGCGAGCTTCTCTTCAGTAGAAAACTCTGGGTGGACTATCTTAAGAGTTTCAAGAATATACTCGTCTTCCATTCGGTCGAACACTTCTTTTAATTCTGGGTTCCGTTTCTTAACAGGGGCAGCAATATCTGAAGTGTATATCTCTGCGGAGTCATGGGTGAGTGCATAGAATAATAAATCCCTGCTGCAGTTCGGGTAGATATGCCTCAGGACTACTGCCACTTCCCAAGAATGGATATCTACCGTTTGTTTCTTATCAATCAAGGTGGCGTGATACCTAGACACCCTCCCTGACTCTAATACCTTTTTAATGTCCATCTCTTTTCTCCTTCCATTGGTTAACTGCGTGTGCCCAATCTGCTGGGCGGATATCTTCTAAGTGATCCTCTTGAGTTGACAGCCCTTGTTTACGGGCTATCCAGAAATTATACATAGGTTTTGATAACCAATTTAGTGTGGGGCTATGGAAGGTGTGTTCTATGACCTCTTGATTCATCGCCAGCTCACAGAACTCTTCAATCTCTTCGAGACTCCCCAACTCTAAATGCTCTCCTTGAATCTGGGTGGAGGAAGACCAATCCATCTTCTCCCAAAGATCGTACAAGTCTAAGTATATGTGGAGGTTGTTTGATACAAAGCACATCTCTCCTATTGACAGAGACAACTCTTGCGCCACATATTGTAAGAAGTAGCTGAAGTGAACGGGGTTAGCCCCTGTCACTCCCCCATACACAGCATCGTTTGAGCGGTTATACACCGTTAACCGAACAGACTTATCAACGGTTATAGCAAAGACCATAATCATATTGCAGGCTTTGTCTTTAGTATCTTTCATTAAGTCCTTGTGATCCCACAACTGAATAACGGCTTGTCTTGATTCGGGGTCTGCCTGTAGTATCTTTACAACCTCCTTTAGTTGGTCATGCCCATAAGCTCTACGGATACGGTAGCCGTAGGGGGCATTGAATACCTCCCCGTCATCAGAGTAATTTTTTATATTAGAGTTGAACATAGAGAGGTACTCTACATCTTGCCTCCCTGCCAACATCCACAAGGCTTCCATATGGTGGAAGACTGGGTTGGCATCTCTACCTGTGGTGAAGTTACACCGAGACTCTGGGTTGTAATAGGTCATTGAGACAGGCTCATCAAACCTAAGCACCCTACCGTTACGGGAGCCACTCTGTACCCCCTCTTCAGCCAAAGCGTGATACACTCTGATTGCCATATCATTACTGTCTTCTGCTTCAAATATATACATATACTATCCTTTTTTAAATCTGGTACTGGTGAAACCCTCAGCAGCTAGAGGCAAACCCTCTGCCCACTCAGGCACAATACACATTAGTTCAGTTATCTCATCAAGAGAGTCCATACCCAGAACAACTATCTCATCGTGAATGTGGGTAATTACACGATACCCTTTACTTAACAAAAGCGTAATTGCTTCTGTCAATAAATCTCTAGCGAATGCTTGAACCAAGTTCTCCGTGAGCTTACCCCCATATGTGTGTGTACGGACATATTGGTGTTTCTCATTCATGCTCAGGTAAGAGAAGGTCTGGTCTCCCCAACTAGAGGACTCGAGTTTCGGTTGGTAGTATGCTAATCTTCTTCCAGAAGGGAGAACCATATACAAAAACCTTCCCTCTAAAAGAAAAGAGACATACTTATTCACTTTAATCAGCTTGTTTGGTCTTTGGAGAGCCATAACTGCCCCCCGATTAATTGATACCCAAAAACCTGTGAGCTTCCTATGGGTACTACGGTAGGTCTTTACTGCAAGGGTGGCTTCCCTAGAAGAAATTTCCTCCCCATAGGACTCAACCATGGAGACAAACTTCTTAGCAGACATCTGATACCCCAGACCCAAGATAGCTTGCTTACCTGTGAACCTTTGCTTACTTGTAACCTCTCCATACTCTACCCCGTATATCCTCTGTGCCATCCATTTATAAGGGTCTAATCCCTGACGGAAGACTTCTAAAGCTTCTTCGTCTTGAGCCACAAATTGAACCACCCTAGCTTCAATCCCAGAGTAGTCCACAATAGTTAACCCTTCTGGGTGGTGGATCATCCCTCTTACGGCGGACTTGACCAACTCTATACTGAACTTCCCTGCTTTAATCTCTTCAACTGCTTGTTCTGCATCGATATTCCCTTTGGTTAAGTTTTGAGTCTGTATTAAACGACCACCAAACCTTCCTGTACCTGCTATATGATACATCAAGGTTCCCTTCACTGTGCCATCTTGACAGACCGTAGTAGCCATAGCAGGGTACTTCTTGAAGGACATATGGGACACATCAGCCCTGATCGCCAGAGCTTGCTTCACTAAGGGGTTAGCGTCTGGGTTGTCTAATAGCTCTTTTACCGTTGCTGCTTGTAGGTTGGGCAAAAGCACCCCTTGCTTTGCGACCCATTCCAATATACGGTCTCTCTGGGTAGGGTACAGACCTGTGACTCTGATAAATTTACTTGACTCTTCATCAATTAGAGCATCAAGCTTCTCAATAATCAAGTTGACGGTCTCCATATCAATAGGGACACCCAACAAGTTAACCTTCTGTGTGTCAACCCAAACCTGCTGCTCTTTATCGGTAAGAGGAGGGAGTAGGCGGTATACCTCCTCCATAGCTTCAACATCTAATCGGAGGTATTCTCCCTTAAATTTCTCCCAATCTTCAGGAGCGTCTGCCTTACAGACACGAGTGCTGGGGTCATACTTAGAAGGCTTACGAGGGATACAGAACTTTCGGACTAACCGCTTGCCATCTTTAAGCTTCTGTTTATCTGGGTGTAAACTAAGAACCTCACCTGCTTTTTCTAAGGAGAGAGGTAAAGCGTGGGCGGCACACATAGCTTGTGTATCTATCATCTGGGTAATAGAAAGCTCGGGTATGTGCTCCTTTAAAACACAGTAATCAAACAAGGCGTTGTGAGCACAGACAATGCCTCCGTTATGTATATGTTCTAGGGCGAAAGAGGGGAGGGAGGTGTTATCGTTGTAATCCCACACAGAGTACTGTTCCCCTAGTTTGAACCCTGCTAGGATCATCTCTGCTTCCTCTGTATACCTAACAGCCCCAGCTTTCTTTATGTCGGTGGTAGAAAAGGTTTCTGTGTCTGTAAATAATATTGGCACTTTGGGCTTGGGATGGGTCATAGTTATTTTCTCGGGGTTGGGGTGTATAAGAATTAGGTGAGCAGTTTATATCATACTCAGGATCAGCCTGCTATTACGGTCTAAGCGAAGCTTACACCAGCATTACTTAGCTTACGGGCAAGGAGAATGCCTCGATAAGTCTCATCTATAGAGCCAGAACTACGACCCATTTCAGCAGTCATAAAGTCACGGAACTCAGGTTTTTCACAGCTAGGGTTGGCTACAATCCAATCAAAGATTTTAGCTTGCTCCTCTGGGTTAGAACCGAATGAAGCAGTTGGAAGCTCTACCCCATTCTCTTTAGCCCACGCTTTGACATAGTCGTTAGCTGTAGAAGCAGCAACTCCAAACTCCTCACGAAGATCGTTCTTTAGGTTGTTGCGAACCTCATCATCAAGCAAGTCTACATCAGCCTCTGTAATATAAACCATTGCTTCAGCCTTGTGACCAACTTTAGCGTGGGAGATACCTGCTTCAGCAGCCATTGCTTTATACCAATTCTGAGAAGAGTTCAGTGAACACCCTCCCTGTACCATAGCAACGATAATCGAATCACGACTATCCCCATTATCAATACCTGCATCAAAGATCTCTTTAGCGTTTTCAATTGTTGACATAATATGTCTCCTTTGGTTAATGAATTAAAAATGTGTTCTCTCTGAACACGCACAAAATTTTACCACAAAACTCCACAGAAGTCAAATTAATTTTTCGACTGAAGAATTTTAGGATACTTCCCACCTTCTTCTACCTCAATCATACTTGGCTTTCGTAAAGCATTTGATTTCCTTATTAACTCCTCTGCTCTGTCAGGGATAGGGGTGTCTCCTATCCATCGCTTAGATACCCAGTACCTAGCTTTAAAACCAGCGTACCCCAGATGCTCAACTAACACCCACTCATTGAACACCCTAGTACCACACATATAAGAAACTTTTACACTGTCTGGTTTTCCCACTTTACGGTGTAGGGTGTAGTATATAGAAGACACTTTATACCATTTCTTTTTAGGGGCTTTGTGCGACTGGAGTTTAAGGTTGTGTCTGAACTTGAACTTATGCCCACAAGGACACACACGAACGGAAGGATGAACTAGAGCCTCGCAGTCTGGGCAGGTCTTCATAAAGGGGTTAACCCCGCCCTTACCTTTCTTAACTTTCCCTAGAGAGTCTAGTTGGGGGGAGTCAATAGTACCAAGCCTACCTGTGTTCCCTGCAAAGTCTTTAACAAGGCAATGGTCTTTGTCGGGAGCAACACGGAGACCCCTCCCTATGGCTTGAATATGTAGGGTTGGGGATTTGGTGGGGCGTAACATAATTATTAAGTCTATCTCTGGGTAGTCAAACCCAACCGTTAGTATGTTCACATTCGTAAGAGCCTGTATCTTGCCCTCTTTAAAATCAAGGATTGCTTTGTCTCTAGAAGACTGACTATGTACTGCCTCAGAGAGAACCCCCATTTTGTTTAAAGAAGCAGCTACATTCTCTGCGTGCTTAATGTCAATACAAAAGACCAACCAATGCTTATACCTCTCCTTGTATCTGGTGAGGCTTTCAATTATCTTTTCAGTGACTGCATCCCTGTCAAACTTTAAAGAGGCATCAGACATATTAAAATCACCACCAACTGTCCGTAGGTCTTGTGTGTCAAACTCATCTAGTGACCCTTCCAAACGGATATCGCACAGGTAGCCCTCTTTCTGGAGCCGTTCTATGGGTGCTTCAAAACACACCGAGTCAAAGATTCCCTCTTTATAGATATACCCTTGCTTTAACCTGAACGGGGTCGCTGTAAGCCCAATGTACCGTGCCCCTATAGCTTTTAAGAAGGAGGCATACATCCCTTCCTCTGATACCATATGACACTCATCAATTAAGACTACAGACACCCCTTTAAACACCTCAGGCTTCTTATACACGGATTGGATACCAGCAATGGTTATTCTATTAATAGATTTTACTCCCAAACCAGCAGAGTACAAACCCACATCTCCTAAAGAGACCAAAGAAGAAAAATTCTGCTCTAATATTTCTTTTATATGAGACAGAACAAGAACCTCCCCTGAACATTGTTCAACGAAACCACGCATAGTTCTAGTCTTTCCTGCCCCTGTTGGCAACACTACCACAGAGTTATCCGTAGTACGAAGCATAGCTTCTATGGCAGCGTCTTGATACCACCTATTTTTCAAGAAAATACCTCTGACAAATTCCACATTTCACAGCCGTGTTCTTGGTCTTCTACAGACTGATCCTCTTTGTGTACTCTACAATACCACACACCCTCATCACACAGCTCTGCGTGGTCACAAGTGCGACAATTTTTCTCAGGGGTGATCCCCGAATGGCACACCTCTTTAGCATCACAGAACTTACAGTTAAACCAAGAGGGGTTGTTGCTTATCCTAGGGAATTCATTGATGTGTTTTGCTTCAATGATATCCTCCTCTCTATCTATCAGATGTTCGTACTCGTATTCATCGAAGTGTACAAACTCGATATATAGATCACTTGTGTTCTTATCTAAGGAAACGAACATTGCCTTATCTAGATCAAGTTTACCCATATAAATCTGCATCTGACCGTAGTATATAGGCTTTGACACTTTAACACCTTTCCTTTTAACATCTAGGAAGTTGTTGTGATTCATACTCTTGGCTTCGAAGAGCAAGGTTTCATCTGGGTACTCAGGAACTTCCTCAACTATACCATCCACTGATCCTCCCGCGTGTCCTCTGTACCCACTAACACGAGTTTGGCTACCTCCATGGGTAATACCTGCCCTCTTCAAATCCTTAATGATGATGTCTTCTATGGCATCTCCCAAACGGAATATCCGATTTAATTTGGACTCTATCTTTGGCATATAAGCCCAACGGAAAGAGTAAACTAAATACCTCTCGCAGGGGTGGGCAATTAAAGACCCTCCCAAGTGGGGTCTAGGATACCCCACTGTGGTCAGGATATTAATTTTGTCTAATGTAGTTCTCTTTGGTAAACTAGACATTGGACTGCTCGTGGACGCCTTTATCCATTTTAAAACTCATAGTGTGTCTCTTACCTGTAAAGGGGGACACTTTTGTAATTTGTACCATAATAATTCTCCTGTTAGTTATTTAGGTGAGCCTTTTACCCACTTGCTCAGGTGTTACACCTACGCTTTATACTTCTTAACAGAGTTAGATGGGGGGAAATCCCCTCTAGCCTCTTCAACCTTGACGGAGGCTGTGAACTCAATACCGTGAAGCTCTTCACTGTCTTCAGGTTCCATAACCCCTACTGCTGTACAAATATCAGCAAGTGTGCGATTAGCGATTTTAACCGCCGTATCGTTAGGGTTAATGAGGTTCAGCCGTTCAAAGACAAGTCGCCCAGTGTAAGGCTCATCCAGCACTTGGATACGCAACTCCAGATACTGACCTGTCCCTGCTTTGGTCTCCTTCATCTCTGATTGAACGATCTGACAAGTGTAATCCCCTGCTGGGATTGGTTCAAAGTCACTGCTCTCTACTTCGTTAGCGTTAAAGTTTAATTGTGCCATAATCATTTATCTCCTATGATTTTACTAATAATATGCCCCAAATCAGGGCTTTCGGTTTTATCCAATTTATTACTTCGGTCTTTACAGACCTGAGTAAAGGTGGATGCGGTGTGAACTATGCGCTCGCCTTTCTTATTTGCTTCAAGGCGAAGCACACAGTCAAAATAGTAGGGTAAGTTCGTGGTTAAAGAAGCCCCTGGCATACTCGGTTGAGCAATAGCCACTCCATTTATTTCTGCTTTAGCCTCTTTAGCTGTGAAATATACATGCTTACCTTTAATGTCTCTAAATTTACGGATGTATTTACCCATAATGTCGTTAAGTTTCCCATACGCTTGTCTACCGTCAGTGAACTTATCTTTGTATTCACTCAAGATTGATTCAGCAATGTCAGAGAGGCTATCAAGACAGATAGTTTCGTGGTCAGACCCTACAGCGTATTTAAATGCTTCTGCTAAGTCTGCTTCAGTTTTAACTTCTCCGTATGGTATATCTAATTCTGCCAATGAAAGCAGACCAGACTCACTACTGATAATGAACGGGTCTTTTGCTGTAGAGATCAGGGTAGTCTTTCCCACCCCAGAGGATCCATACATTAAGAACTTTACCCCATCTTTGTGTACTGATTTAGTTGATGATATCTTCATTTCTGTCTCTCCTTATATTGTGTCATTCGTTTAGTAGCTAATGCCTCTGTCTCTGCCCAACCTTGAAAATCTCCGTTGGTGTACCACC